TCTTCTTCTTGGAACAAGATTAATAAATTCAGTTGCAGTAGCTAGTTGTTTAGGAAGTTGTTTAGTGAGTTCACTTGTTTCAGTATTAAAAGTACCAATATGAAACAAAGAGAAGTCAGAGTGAAATTTGTTAAGGTCAGTGTTGGTGTCTTCGCAAGCAAGAGCGAAAGCACGAATAGCATGACCATTTGTTTGAAGAAAATGAGGTTGAGAGTAAAGACCAGTTTTTACATCGAATAGAGAATAAGCGTTTAAAATTTGCATTGTTTACCACCTTTTTGTGTTGCGTGAACGTAATAATCACGATCACGGATTAATTGTTTAGTAAGAATATCATTTTTTAATTTTTCTTCGGGAGCAGTACGAAGTCCATCATCAGATGATAATTCTTTTTGTTCAGTAATTTTAAATTTAGCAAGTAACTCATGAGATGATCTAGTTTTAAATTCAAGTGATGAATTATTTTCATACCATTCAAGAAGATCAGGGTTATAGGTTTCGAGTAATTTTTTATAGTAACGAGGAAGAATTTTAGAAGTTTTTACAATGTTTTCCATATTAGAAAGAAAAAATTCTTTTCCAATAGCAGGGCGAGTTGAGACATTCATAGAGTCTCTAACTTCGCAATACTCACCTGTATCATTATTAATAATATTATGCTTAGTAGATTTAAGAGAATAGGAAGCAATATAGTAGGCAGTTTGTTCATTCGCTTCACCTATCGAGTGAAAGCCGAATTTCCATAAGTCGTTTATATAATCAGACTCATAGAGTTTAGAACCTTTTGCAGTAGTTGAGATAAATCTTTGGGCAGGTGGTGACCACCCAAAGATAATCGCATGATGGTGTGGACGTCCTGTCTTAGAACCATATTCATGAGATACCATATATCTTATATTGGCTTGCGTCTTTTTGCGAAGCCTTTTCATAAATTTTTGAAAATTTGATTTGACGATAAATTGAGATGATAAATGTGTATCATCGTAGGTAAGAGTAATAAAGCAGTTGTCGAAGTATTGTGACATTTCGTGGGTAGCACGGATAGACCATTCAACAGCACGTTTTGATTTACATTCATAGCATTGTCCACAGGGAAGAACAAGATCGCCCTCTTTGTCTAATAGAGGGCGACCAGTTTCTTGACGTTGTGCACGGATAGGAAATAGACACATTTATAACCTATGTCCACCACGAGTAGGAGTAGTTTGAATATTTTTTTTATTAATATTCATACCCTTTTTGAAAGTCTTTTTAGAAGTAGAAGACTTATTTTTGAATCTTTTCATAGAACCCCCTTAGGTAAGATTTAATTTAGACACTTAATTTAGAAGTGTCAATGGGCATATAATATCAAGTAATATATATGCCCAAGGTATTTTTACTTCTTTTTCCAAGTAAAAATTAGATCAAGAATAATCTTAATCAGTTGAAACAGTTGAGTTTGTTTGTCTGCTATCATCGATAACCTCCTTTGGAGGAATATCGGCAGGTTTTTCAATTTTTGTTAATAATCCGTGTTTTACACATAATTCCATGTTGTCAGGATTAGAGATGAAATTTCCTAGTTTAGACGGGTCGTTGTCGATAAGACGACGTACATCAGCAGGTAGGGCGTAGAACGCCTCAGAAGCTCTATTAACCATCTCATACGCTGTAGCTAGATCAGGGACGTCAGAAACATCAGCATAATAACCTTGACGCACAGCTTGAGGAGCAATACCAGTTTTTAGAGCTCTAGCCATAATTAAGTTAATATCACAAGAGTTTTTATACTCTTGTTTAGTTTTTGACACACCAGAACAATCGTGTTGAACACGTCTTGAATTGTTAGATTTTCTTGTAGTGATTTTTTTCATAAGTTCTCCTATTTAAGTCCTGTAGACTTTTTTGGTTTAAATAAAGATTTGATACCACCTAAGATACCACCAGTAAGTGAATTGATAATTTGTCCACCAATTCCAATACCTTTTTCAACCTTATAGGTTTTTTCATCAGTGTTAGCTTTTTCAATACGCATTTTAGTTTCAGCTTTATTAGCTTTAACTTCGTTTTTAATAATTTTTTGTTGCTCTTGAAGAATTTTTTCTTCGGTAGCAGTTTTTTTAGCACTATTAGCAGTTGCGATTTTTTGTTCTTCAGCGACTTTCCCTTGAAGTTCGTTAAGTTCCGTTTGGGAATCGGTCATTTTTAAATCTTTGCGAATAGCAGCCAGTTGTAAGGCAGAAGAAGCAGCACCTTCAGCGACAGATTCCATTTGAGCAGATGCACCTTGAGGAGTGGAAGCACCAGAGCCACCCATAACAGATAGCATAGGATTAAGTCCGGCAGCACGAAGGTCTTTTACTTGACGTTGATGAGCAGTATTAGACATACGCTCTTGAAAAGCCATTTGTTCACGAGCAATAGCTAGATTCTGTTTATTTGCAGATTTTTGTCCAAAGTAAGACATAGCACCAGAGGCAGCAGTTGAAAGAGCAGAGGCAGTCATTGGATCCATAATATCTCCATAGAAAGCCCCACGAGGGGGCAGTTGTTAAAAGTGATCAATAAGACCTGGAACAGAGAAAGTAGGCATAGGTCTTGTAGCTTTAAAATCGAAGAAACAATCGAGAATAAATTGCGGCTCAGATGGCACGGCAATTACTCTATCAATAGGTGGATTTTCTTCGATGAAAGAAGCATTAAGTGCAGGTAAAGAAGAGAAATCTTGTGATAAATGCCATACGTCTAATGAAGTAGTAGCGTTTGATCTAAAGAGTCCAGTTACCATTGATGGTTTATAGCGGTATTCAGCAAAGCGTTCTTGGTACCCAAATACCTCATCATCAGCGGCAGTACCTTGGGCGTAAATTTCTTTATTAAGAATAGCTTGTTCACCTAGGTGAGCAAAGGCAGGAAGATAATGATCGAAGCGTGTAGAGCGTGACCACATTCTATTGAGTCCCTGTTGATAATTGAGATCGGCACGAATAGATACGAAACCGAGTACAATTTCGTGCTCAGTAAATGATTTTGTGAAGCCATTACCAGTTGATAAGACAGTTCCGATAGCAGCAAGGTTCCCTTGTGGAGAAGTACCATCAGAAGAAGAGGTTTGTTGTACTGGTGAGACGTTAACAGGAGTAGAACCACCGCCTAAGAATTCAGGTCTCTGTAGACGAGCATCAGGAGTGGTAATACCAAAGTGAGCATAGATCATTTCAGTGTAACGAGTACCACCACGAGCATCACGTTCAAATACTTTTTGGATTTGAAATGCTTCACGAAGTTGGTTGATAGTGGCAGCAGTTGCAGAGCTTAAATCGGCTTGAAGAGTACCATTAGGGTTGTAGTATAATTCAGTAGCAGCGGTAGCGTCACGCATAGTGCCGTCACCAATATAAGCATCAATAGAAGTAGAGCCCGCCGGAATAAAGTTAGAGTCATCAGAAGCCTTTTTGAAAAGTCCGGCATTATTTAATCCGGAAACAGTTGTTATAGGAGCAGAAGTACCAATTGGTACAGATACTTGTTCGCCTTTTTGCGGCCAAGGCAGAGCAGAAGTGAAGTAGTCTTTTCGTTTACCACGAGGAAGAATAGTGTAATCAGAGTGAAGATCAGGGCCATCACCATAGTTGTCAACAAGAGAATCTTGTAAGTTTTCATCACGATACCATTCATTGTAAATAAGATTTACACAGCGAAGGATATCAGCACGAATAGTAATGTTATCTACTTTAGTAGGAACACCGAGATAGTCATAAATAGAACCTTCAGTAAAGCCACCAGCGGGAGCAGTAATAGTAGGCATAAGGAAGTCAGTTGAATCGCTAGGATTACGTTGTTCACCATTGAATTTTTTCCAATTTTCCCATACCAGACGGATAGGGCAAGAGAAAAAATGGATATCAAGAAATATGTTATCCATAATGGGTTTAAGGGGCGTTGCCATACGTCCAAAGAGAGCAGCTTTAACTTGAAAAGTATCGCCGGGTAAAGCCTCCTCGACAAATACAGGAATAAGTTTACCAGAGTCGAGAGTGGTTTTGTAACCATGAGAACGATCGAAAGTAGATCGTTGAATTTCGGGAGAAGCAACTTTTGTAAAGAGTTGATTCGGAGTCATAACAGATTGCATTTTCATTTAGGGAGTCCTCCATGGATAGGCTAGGAATACTCATGCGAGTATTCCGTCACCGTTGTTAATTAAAGTCCGTTTGGTATAACTGAATTTTCGTTCCAAGAAGAAGATAGTTCAGGAGCGGAATTTTGAATTGTTTTATTTATTTTAATTTGTTTTTTTAGACATTCAATTTCCGCCATTAAAGTATCATAAGTAAGTTTTGGAACAAGATTAATAAATTCAGTTGCAGTAGCTAGTTGTTTAGGAAGTTGTTTAGTGAGTTCACTTGTTT